CGGTTGGCATGGCGGCACGAACCTCGTCGGCACTAGCCGTGATTTTCCTTGCCTTATCCAGCACCTCGTTGGCTTGCACCATAAGCTCTGGGTTTGCAGCAGACCTCGCCGAAATGTTCTGGAAGAGTTGCTGGTATCTTGGAACAAACAACGCCTCCTTCTTGAGGACTGCGTTCCCAGCCTGCACAACAGTTTGAACATCGGACAGGGCGGCTTCTGTTTTTGCCACATTGCCCAGCATTTTTTGTGCGCCCAGTTGCAAGCGTGATGCCAATGGAACAGATCCAGCGACCTTGAACGCAACACTTGCTGGGATAAGATTGATTGGATCTGCAGCAAGCTCCATAAAAGCACCAACACGACCATATCTCTTGTTGAATGCTTCTTCACCAAGTGTATTTTTGGCTTCTTCTGCCATCTTTACAGCACCATCAAGACCAAGCACTGTTTCAGCAATCTGACCAATCTCAAAGCTTTGAATGTCACGATTCTGCTTCCATTGTCTTTGTCGTGCAGCATATAAATTTCGTTCGGTCGCTGCGTCTTGTTGTTTAATAACCTCAACTAATTCAGCGTCAAAACTTGGAGAGTACATTAACTCTCCACTCGGCCCCATCATTGGAACCCTTCCCCGCTGATTAGCTTCGGCAAGCGCAGCTGCTCCAACATCAGCAAGACTTCCAAGGTTGGCGAAATTCGTTGTGATTTTCTCAATGGCTGCAAGTTGGTTCGTCTGGAACTCAGCCTCAAGCTTTTTACCTTTGGGGGTTCTGGTAATGACATCAAAAGCATTTTTGGGGTTTATAGATTTCCCAAATGTCTGCATCAAGTCTGTGAATCCACCAAATACATTACCAACTAAACTAGCCGCATTTTCAAGTTGCTCATCAAAAGTGGCACTTGGGCGAATGACCTCGTCATCCCAAAGTGTTGTGAACGCATCTAGATTTGCTTCGTTCTCAAGGTCACGCTCCGACATGGAATAAGCCTGACCCTTTTTGGTCATCGTCCCATCTTCGTTAAAAAGCCCGGACTCCTTTAGGTTGAAGAAAAGCTCTCCGCGAGGCGTGGCGTTTCCCTCGGCATCCACAAACCCAATTGCCTTAAACTTGTTTCTGTCCAGAGGTTGAGAGAACAACTCGTTAGCGTTGCGATAGATCGTTCCGTCCTGCATCCGAAGTGCATCAACCTCAATGCGCCTAGCCTCGGCCTGAGGGTCTATAGACACCATGTCGGCAGGCTCCTGTTGCCTTAACTGTTCATATGCCCCTACAATGTCTGGAGCTTGTGCCTCCTCACCAACGGCAATTGGTTGGTTATACTCTTCCTGAAGAGTGTCGCTTACCTCAAGCTCGGTCTGACCAAGTGTTCTTGTAACATCAGAAAATAAAAGATCAATGCCGCTTTTTGCGTTTTTGTAAAATTCTGGCTTGTCTTCTTCTTGTGCATTGATGGACATTTTAAGAAATATTATTGATTATCTGCTGCGGTAATAACTATTGATTCGATCTATTTGCTTATCTGGTTTTTTGTCTTCTTCTTTAGTTTTACCAGCATCAAAATCAATACTAAAATCAGCACCAGTGCTTTGCTTGTAAACATTTACCTTTTCCTTGATGTCTTCTTGGAAATTTTTAACAGCGGCCTTGGCCTTGTCTTCACTAGCAAAGAATCCAGTTGGAACCATGTACTTCTGCACCATTTCCACTTCTGACTCACGAACAACAGATGCCGGGTCAACAACCTTTGCGTATGATATGGCTAATTGATATGGAAGTTGACCCAACTTCGCCGCACTCTCCGGGTTTCCTAGTATCGCGGATTCCCAAGTTCCATCCTTCTCAATAACATCTGAAAGTTGGTTTGCATACCGAATTGCAGAAGCCGCATTCTGCTCAAATGTCAAATCGGCGGCAGATTTTTTGTACTCTTCTTTGTCCGCTTGTGGTTGTGCCGCAAGAATGTTGTCTGCAACTTTTCGCGCCTCGTCCACTTGACCAGTTCCAAGTAGATTTGAAATTGATTGGGTTACTTTCGGGTCAATGTTTATTCCTCTGTCTTGAGCCTGTTTGAATTTGGTTCCAAACTCGTTTGCGGTGGCTTGAATGAGTGCCGCTTTTTTTTGATCTTCCTGCTGCCTGTTCCTAAAAGATGCAACTTGGTTTTGCATCTCAATTGACTTGCCAAATAAGGATTTGAAATTACGCTCGGCTTCTGCTCTTGTTTTTTTGTCGTTTGTGTTTTGAACGACATTAATTAATTGCTTGGCAGACATTTCCAATGCCATTGCCTCATTTTCCATTCCAGCTTCTTTTGCAAGCTGTATGGCTTTATCCATCTTCAGCCCATCAACATAAGCTGGAGAGTCCTTTCTGAGCAATTCTGATATTGGCATATTTTATGGTTATTAAATTAAATCAAAAGTAGCCTCCAATTTGACTCCCATTACCACCCCCGCCGCCACCTTGGGATGCAGCGAACTTCTGCTGGCGAAGGTTCATCATCTGCTGGCTCATTAGTCCACTCATGCTGTTCTTGATGAGATCGCCAACAATGGATGCGTCTGCGAATCTATCTGTCAACGAGATATCCTCGTCCTTGAGTCTATTACCAACATCTCCAAGGATCGGGGTAAGTTCTGGCATGAGTTTAAGAGCAGCCTCAATTTGCGTTGATGCGGCTTTAACTTGCTTCTTCTTCTCCCCCTGCTGCTTAAAGTAGTCCTTAACCTGCCCAGTTAGATCGGCAATTGATTGTTGCTGCTGCGCGTTTACCAGCGCATTAGCTTGGATTACTTGATTGTAATCTGGTGCTTGATACCCAGCTGTTTGTACTTGTCCTCCGTATAGTGCCATAATTTTAATAATATCTTGGTATGTTCAATTGACTGGCGGAAACCGTATTTCCGCCGCCTCCACCACCAAAGTTAAATCCACCACCACCCATGTTCATTCCCATACCCATCATGGAGCTTCCAATGTTGCTCCACATTGCTGCTTTATTGGCTTCATTCTGAGCGTTGATGGCATAGTTTGCGGAATTTTGCTGATTCGTCGCCCCGCCCATTTCTCGTGCAAGGTTAAGCGGAAGGTTGTAGTCAAGGTTAGCACCCATTGTATTACCAAAGTTAAGACCAATGTTTGCCATGTTAGTCCCAGCGGTGTAGGACTGTGGCGTTTGGTTAAGTAGATTCAGACCCGGAGTGGTGTAGAATCCTCCTGCTGCATTGTAAGCATTTGTCGCCGCTGTTCCAGCATCGTTACGCATATTCGCACGCATCTTCTCAATGTCTTGAATTTGATTGAGTCCAGCCTGCTGCATATCAGCGGTCGTGGTTGCGCCAGTAATGCCTTGTTGAAACAATGCTTGTTGTTCTGCAAGTGTTTGTCCTGCACCTGCTGCTCGTTGGTTAAACAATGCTTGCTCTTGTTGCAATGCTTGATCTCTAGCACCCAGTTGCTGGTTGAACAATGCCTGTTCTTCTGCGGTGCGGATACCTCTGGCTTGTGCTTGTTGCCCAAATAGCCCTTGCTGTTCTTGAAATCTCAAGTTTGCAAGATTCTGACGCTGCTCAAATGCCTGCTGTCCAGCCTGTGATGCTTGCGCCCTGCGCCCAGCTAGTGCCGCTTCACGGTTTTGGATCTCTGCGGCAATGGCAGCATTACCACCCAGCCTTCCAGCCGATTGTGCCGCCTCCCGTGCCGTCTGTTGCGCTGAACGCTGTTCCTGCGAGGAAAGTGTCCCGCGACGAGCATATGCTTCTTGCGCCATCTGGTTCGCCATTGAAGCGTCCTGTTCTGCCGCTTGGATGGTGGGGTTAAGTAGACCTCCCTGTGTAACCGTAGAACTAAGTACCCCACGCTGTGTTGCGGTAGGGGACAGGTTGGAACTAGTGACAGTTGACCCGAACTCTTGCGGACGAATCCCGTACATTCCAAGTGCCTCCCCCATGCGCCCAGCATATCCAGCCTCAGCACCCGCGGCTTGGCTTGCCAAGTCCTGCATGTTTGCGACTTGCGCCGCTTGCTCTGGGGAAAGTGACTCCATGAGTCCACGGGTCATTCCAGCCTGATCGGTCATTGTGCCAAGCTCAGATTCACGGAGTCGAGCCATTGCATCTGCTTCGCCACCAGCGGCAAGATCACGAAGTCCTTGGAATCCAGTCACTCCTTGTTGACCAAACTCAAAACCCTGTTTGATGAACTCTGGGGAGTACTGCTTGTTAAGGTCTAGAAATTTCGGAAGTGCACTGCCGTAGTACCCAACGGTTCCCGCAAGCTGTTTGTCGGAAATACTTAAACCAGTTTTTTTGTTTTTTTTGAATATATCAACTGGCGCAGGTGCTGGGCCTCCACCCTTCCCTGCTTGAGATGCACCATAGGCGGACACTGCGCCACCAACTACTGTCGTACCTACTGCTACCCAAGACATAATTGATCTTCCTCCTTGTTATTTGTATTTAGTTCTTCGATTGTCATAACATCTCCAATAGCATTGATAATTGTTGAATTTGATTCATTTTTGCTCCAAGGCTTTTGCATTGGGTGATTCTCATCAATTAGTGGATTACTACATTTTTCAAGAATATCTTCCCCAACTTGGTCTGGATCTACCAAATTTTTGGGATTAGTGTGAAATGTCGTCCATGTTGTGTCCTTTTTTACATGCAAAAACCTTTTTGTTCCCGGCTGGGTTATGCCCATATACGGAGCTACATAAGTTACAGAACCCTCTGGTGAAACCACATCAACCTCGCCAACACTAATAATAAATGGATGCCTTGTGCCGTGAGTCATTGACATAATGAGTGACCCAGCAGGCATGAAAATTGTTCTTGTGTAAAGACCCGGAGTGAAAAGGTGGGTCAACGGGCATTCAACCTTTTCCTCGGATTGACTCATCGCATACTCAATCTTATCCACCTCGCTGCATGTAGCGAGTACATCTGGGTCGATGTGTGAAAGGTCAAGATTCATATGTTGCTATTGCTTTTGCTAGGTGCTGGTTCATCGAATGACCATAAATTGAACTCGTCTGCCAGCGTCTTCTGTTGAATGCCTAATTTTGAATCCATTTGTTTGATGGTCATATGTAGAAAACTCAAGCGTTGCGTTATTTTGTGGACATCCAGAAACAACATAGGAAGTGTCAGACATCCATTCGGTAAACCCAATTTGAGTATGAGTTGAATCAATTCTTGTTGCAGAGCCGATATTTGCTACAGCAAAAAGAGATCTAGTTGGTGATATATCAATACTTGCCCATGCTCTAATACCATAAATTGGAGCAGTACCACTTTGGTTGCCATCTAGCTTGGCCGCGGTGATAGCGGAGTTGCTTACGGTGGAGGCGGTGGTAGCAGACCCTGCACTGTTTGCATAATTAACGCTGAAGTTAGCTGGACTCCAAACATAATTATTGCTTCCTCCGCTAGCATCGTTTGATCCCCATACATAAGTAGGCGTTCCCCCCTGACTAGAGTAATGAAATGTCATTGCATTTCCATTCCCGCCACCATTAGAAAGCGTTGATGCCTTTGTAGCCAATGTAGATGTCGCAGAGTTACCAGTACACGACCCAGACGAGCCAGTCACACTACCAGTCACACTACCAGTCACACTACCAGTCAGCGGCCCGGAAAATTCAGTAGCTGTTACGGTTCCGTTTACTTGTAGTTTTGAGCTAGGCGTGGTTGTTCCGATGCCGACATTGCCATCTGGATTTATTCTCATTTTCTCTCCCGAAGCGGTTCCAAGTGAAAGCGGTTCGTATGGCAGTGTCCAAAGTCTAGTTATGTCGTTAGGATCTACATCAAAAACAGCTTGAATGTCATTATTGGCGGCATTCAGCAACTCAAGTTGTCCACCCTCTCCAGCATGGGCTTCAATTCTAACTGCTCCACCAGCCACCTGTAGTCTTGTTTGTGGACTACTAGTACCAATCCCTACATTACCGTTTGCGGTAATTGTAGCAACCTGTCCAGTTGTCCCAAAAATTCTTAAATTTGGAGAATGCCCGGCTCCATTACAATCTATAGTAAATGCTGTAGTAGCATCAAATGCTTTTCTAAATTGTACCTCTCCTCCTTCTGTAGATGCGTCTTGCCGCGACAGATACAATGTTCCAGTTACTGCATCTCCTGTAGTGGTAATAGCTTGCGCTCCAAAGTTTGGCGAAATCTTCGTACCAGCAATAGCAGCTGATGCGTTAATGTCAGCATTTACGATAGTTCCATCTACAATGTTTGCCGAAGTTACGGAGTCGGTCGCAAGTCGGCTGTTGTTTATTGCACTATTGGCAATACTTAATTGTCCAGACGCAACCTGAAGGCCACCACCTGACAAACACGCGTCAGAGGTCATCGTGGTTTGGTCGATGATATTATTCATCTTTGCGCTAGTGATTGTGTCAGTAGCCGTAAAAGTGTAAGTAGTGTCAACTGCTCCCATAACTTATTTCTGTGAGATAATTTGTCTATTCGTTACTGATCCAGCAACTTTGATTGAGTTTATCTTGGCTGAACCCTGTGTCCTTGTCAAGATCATGGTTCCTGTATAGCCCCTAATACCACCAAGCCTGCACCTAATGCTTGCTGTTTCAGCCTCCAATGGGTTGGTTGATTGTAGGATTTGTCCATCAAGAAATTGAGTGGTAGTTCCAATAGTCGATGAGTTGTCTGGGTCTTCAGCGGCGAACTCAATTAGGTATTCAGAATTTTGGCTGGGCAACCCCTGCATTGTAATCTGTGAATCCGTGTACCTTTTCCGCTCCAATGTCTCAAGGTCGTAACCGCGGGTGATTAACTTAGAAAGAATTGGTGATGATGTTTTAGCATCATAGAGATTAGACACGCTGATAGTGTCATTAGAGTCATCAAACGCCTCCAATTGGTGCAACCCGCCGTTAGCGGTCACAGCATACAAGTTGTTTCGCACCCCCGCTGAACCAACAATAAGGTCTTCGATCAAAAAACTATCGTTACCAAAGGTGTCTAGCGATTCCCAGCCTCCATTTAGGAAGTTGTACACCAAGATTGAGTTATTTCCGCGAGCATCGTTAACACCCGGCGCGGAATCCAGCGGAACCGCAAGGTAGTACCTGTTATCAAACAGAATCCCAACTGACTTATTGGACAAGTCCTTATTAAGTCTGTCGATATATGGCTGGATGTTCTTGGAAATTGGCTCCTCGGCCCCGCGAAGGTTGTAATCGTTAAGGAACTCCACACCATACACCCCATCATCCGACAGGAACATCATGGTGTTAGCCCTCATCACTACGGACTTGCGAGCTAAGCAGCCAACCTCTGAGGTTAGTTCTGTAACCCTAGTATCCAGAAGCGTCCCCTGCGTCCCCTTAATCTGGTGGATGCTGTTTCTGTTGAGGACAATCAACGCATCGTCATAGAACCCGTGCATCCCAACCACATAGTCAGCAGTACCACCAGAAATACGAAACTGGTTTTCGATCTGGTCGAAGGTGGTGGTGTCAAGAATGTCGGATACGGCAATCTCATCTGTGATCTTGCGGTCGGTGTAGGTGACTGCGTTGTAAGCCCCAGACTGGTCGTAATAGTACGGAACCCACAGGCGGCGTTGGAAGTGAATACCCCAAGGCGCACCCGGTTGATGCATGAACCCACCGCCCTCGCTGAACCTGCCACCAAACTCAATTTGACCAGTGGAGCCACTTGCAGTGATATTTGCCACAGGCGCAAAAAATTTTATGTTTGTCAGCGTTGCAGACGACACTTGAAAGTCTTTTCCAACAATTGCAGAAAATTCTGGAACCGTGCTTTCGTAAACCCTAATAACATCACCAGCAAATACTGTATCATTGGATACGCCAAGGTTTAAGGAAACCTCTCCATTAGAAACCGAAACTTGGTTACCACTAGAGTTAAATACTTGTGGTTGAGTGTAAGCCCCGCCCGGAGAGAAGGTGAAACCGTCAGTCATGGTGGCGGCAGCCACCCCAAAGGTCTGTGTCTGACTTGTAGTAAAGGTGTATTGGAACTGGTCTTGAGTTAGCCCTGCGCCAGAAAGAACCGTAAATGTTCCGTTGGCTGGAGTACCACCAGTTAGCCCGGCGACAACCACAGATGTTCCAGCCGCAAGCCCATGTTCACGAACGCTCATCGTAACGGTGGTTCCACTCTGTGACGCAGAAAGAATAGGTCTGCCATTAGGATACCACTCCAATGCTTGTTGCCCCTCTCGGAATAGCATCACCTTGTCGAACACTTGAATCATGTCGGTATCCGCACCCAAGGCAGTTCCAGCTGGATATGGGATATTCTCTGGAACATAGGCGGAATTAGACTCGACGGCAGCCAAGTCAATCTTCTTGGCAACAGTATCCAACGCCACAATCACAAACTCCTTGTTGTTGGAGTTGGGATCGCTGAACAAGCAGGAGGCTCGGACATTGGCGTTAGCTGCATCGTTAATCGGCATCTGGGACAATGTGCCAGTGCCAGAGACCGCAGTCACCCCAGTTACGGGGAAGCTCAATTGGTTCGCTGAAACATAAGTCAGCACCTTGTTTCCATTGTTGTTAGTGCCAGTAAAGGTCAGTCCAGCTACCACGGCATACCCACTAGAACCCACCTCAAACCCATGATTGGCAGACATGGTAATCGTTACCACATTGGGGGCGTATGTGGCGGACGAGATGGTCTTTGCAACATCGATCAAGTAGAACGGCAACTGCAATGGATTACCACCAACGGTCAACGCACCAGTCCTAGAAACCACCACCTTGCGGGGCTTCCAGTAACCTTCCATGCGCCCGTTCAGAGACTCCCTTACCTCCCCAGCCTTCAACTGGTTTAGTTGCAACCGCTGGTTCACGCCGACAAACCCACGATCACCATCCTCGGCAATCGAGTCATCTAACCCACCAGTAGACCTGAACTGGGACATTAAGCGTAGTACGCAATAACCGTACCAGAGCTAATTTGAACTTTGGTAAAAATACCACCAATGCCACCACCCGCAGCAAGCGTCTTGCCATCAAGGTTGGAAATGTCATCCAAGTTACCAGCAGTCTCTCCAGCACCTGCCTCAATTACGCTGTCAGTAATCGCTTGAATCCAACGGAATAGACCAGTCGCGCTGTCAGCACCAGTAAGCACGATGCCACCCATTTGGCCTTGTAATTGATATGAGTCGCCTCTAGGCATAATATAAATAAAGTATCAACCCAACACCATGTCGGGCATGCTTCTCAAATGCGGAGGGAATCCGAATGCGTCAAGGGGGAACTTGTGGGGACTTGGGCTTGAAGGGGGGTGTTCAAGCCTAAGTCAAACATTGGTCAAGCGTAAGTAAAGTGCCACCCACAGGTTCGCGTGCCGAGGACTAATTGCTCTTGCAGAGGCGCGGGGTGGTAGCGTCAAATTGCAGGGGGAACGCCAACTTGGCAAGTTCCCAGTCGGGAACATCGGGTAAGATTGGGGGCTTGTGAGCGAAAATGCGCTAGTACGGGAATGTAGACTTCGTGCGGCGTTATAGGGGGTAGTGTCGCGTGTAGTCCCCCTTTGGAGAATTTTTGAGGGGGACTAAAACCGCTCCCCCTTTTTTTCGTCGTCGGAAAAATCGACCCCCTCCCCCCAGTACTTGTAACAATGTGTATAATGCGGAGTCCTGTTCCACGGGAATCCCCAGCATCTATCGGTGTTCCACGGGATTGGGTGGTTCCGCGGTAGTTCCGCGGCAGCCGCGGCGCATGCCAAACACTAGATATGGTGGTGGTGACCCAGCCTCGCGTGCGTGTTTGCGGTTCTGTTGCGGAAAGTGCGAACGATTCCCAGTCCCTATTTCCCTCCAATCCACTTGTGATCAGAATAAATTCTAGTCCCAACTTCTACTTCGCACCAGAATGCCCTACAATCGCTTTGACCACCAATATGGGATCAACACCCACAAGAAAGCCCCAGACGCTGTGTGAGCGATTCTGGGGCAATCTAGAGGGTATCTGGCGCGGTTTGGTGGAAGATGTTGGCTG